CAAGATAGAGTTCAAAACGCTTTAAATAATAAAATTGCTGACCTTACTGAAAAGGAAAATCAACGTATTGCAAATGAAAAATTATTGCAAGAAAAAAAGGATGCTGATACAAAATTAAAAGCGATTGAAGACCAACAATCAAAAGAAAAAAAGGAACGTGAAAAAAAAGAGTTAGAACAAAAAAAACAAGTCTTTGAAATCCGTAAAAATAGGCTTGCCGAAATTGGTTTAGTTTTAAATTTATTTGATGTTTTTGTGCATCCAATTCATGTTTTAACAAATAAAACAAACTACGAAAAGGAAAACGTTTTTAATTGTGATGCTTTAGAATTTGAAAATTATTTAAATGATGCTAAAAATTCAATTATTGAATCAGAAACCAATGAAGCGAAAAAGCAAATTGAAATCGAAAACGCCTTAAAATTAGAAAAGGAAAACAAAGTCAAAGCTGATAAGGAAAACAAAGCGAGAATTAAACGTTTATCTCCAGACAAAAAGCAATTAGAAAAGTCAATCGGAATTGTGAAAGATTCTTTTATTTCTGAAATTGTTTTTCGTGAATTTGGAAATGAAGAAACAGAAAATTTCAGAAAAGCAACTCAAAATAAAATCGATGCCTTTTTTGATGAATTATTAACCGAATTAGAAAACATATAAATTATGGAACAAGAAAACAAATTTTTATCAGTATCAAAAGTTATTGATAGTCAAATATTATCAGTTCTTTCAAGCAATGTAAACGGATTTCAAAAAGCATTCGTTATGAGTTCCGCTATTGATATTATCAAAGCGCAATTAACTGATGAATATATGAAACCTATAATGGATTTGCAAGGAACTAATTTAGGATTTAAAACGGACCAAGATACCATTAAGGAAAAAGTGTCCAACAAATGGGTTACTAAAAAAGGTGATGGTTATCCTTTAGAAATCGTTAGAGAATGTTTAATTGAAGCAATCTTTTTAGGATTAGAAGTTACTGGAAATCAATTCAATATTATTGGTGGAAATATGTATCCAACTCGTGAGGGATTTGGTGCTGCATTAGATAAAATTAAAGGTTTGAAAAAGAACTTTGAGTACAAAAATATTCAGCAACCAACTGGGCAAAAAGTTGCTTATGTAACAGTTCACATCACTTGGCAAATGGATGGTGATACCGCTAAAAAACAAACAATTGAATTTCCTATAAAATCAAACGAATATACTTCTTATGATGCTTTGATTGGAAAAGCTGAGAGAAAAGCAAAAAGATGGTTGTTCAACACAGTTAAAGGAACTGATGTTAGTGATGGTGATGTTGCAGATATTCCTCATACAGTTGTAAATGAAGAAAACAATGACAATGATAAATTAGTTTTTATTCAAGATTTACTAAAAGAAGTTAGTGTTTTCCTTTCAGAAGATGAAAGCATTCAAATTGAAAAAATAATTAAGGAAAAAGAAAATGTTTCTTATGATAAAGTTATTCAATTGTTGAAATCTAAAAAGGTAAAAAATGAATAACAAAGCAAATAGAGTAGCAAGATTTACAAGTAGTAAAATTTCAGTTTTAACTATTGGTGGAAATGGTGAGTTTGGTTTAGGTGCTGGTGCAATAACTTACATCAAACAAAGATTAAAGGAACTTAAAATAGGTAGGGGTTTGACTCTACCTATTTACAAACAAGATATGGTTTGGGGCAAACTTTGGGAGGTTTATGTTCATTGGCAACTAGGATTAGAATATAAGTTGATAATCGACAAAACAACAATTCATCCTAAATATGCTTTTTGGAGCGGTTCGGAGGATTTTCAAGTAGAAATTCCAGGAGGTTGTATTTCAGAGCTTAAATGTTACCAAATGGATAAACATATTGATTATGCAGAATGTTTACAAAAAGGAAATGTATCACTATTCAAGAACGAATTTAAAGAGGAATATTGGCAGATAGTTTCAAACAGTTGTATTCATAATACAAAGTACGGAGAAGCAATTGCATTTATGCCTACTGAAGCTCAACTTTTAGAAATGCGTGATTTGTTGGAAAATACGGATTATGTCGAAAAACATTTAAAAGATGATCCTTGGAAATATCGATTTGTTTACGAAAAAGATTTGTACGATTTAGCATTTATTCCAAGTCATTCAGATTTTCCAAGTATGGTTAAATTCAGATTCGAAGTTCCAATTGAAGATAAAATATTTCTAACCAAACAAGTTCTCAATGCTGATAAATTGTTGAATAAAATGCTAAACAATGAGTAAAGAATATTTCCAGTTTTTGGAACAAAAAAAACATTCAATTGGTAATTTTGGTTTTAAAGCAAATTTTATTCCAGATTGTGCTTTTGACTTTCAAGCCTATGTTATTGAAAAAGCAGTTAAAAAAGGTCGTATTGCAAATTTTATAGATACTGGGTTGGGTAAAACATTAGTTCAATTATCTATTGCTAAAAATATTATTAATCACACAAATAAAAGAGTTTTAATTCTTACTCCTTTAGCCGTTGGATTTCAATTTATAAAAGAGGCTTTAGATAGAAATATTACAGATGATATTGAGATAACAAAAGATGGTAGATTTACTAAAAAAATTGTTATTTGTAATTATGAAAGATTGCATTATTTAAATCCAAAAGATTTTGAATGTGTTATTTTAGATGAAAGCAGCATTCTTAAAAATTTTGATGGTAAAATTAAAAGTCAAATTACATCTTTTGTTAAAAAGATAAAATATAGATTTGGATCAACTGCAACTCCAAGTCCTAATGATTTTATAGAATTGGGAACTACATCTGAATTTTTAGGGTATATGGGATATATGGATATGCTGGGTAAGTTTTTTAAAAACAATCAAAATTCAGTAGATTCAACTAATAGAAATATTGGAGAAAAATTTTATCTAAAACCTCATGCTGAAAAAGATTTCTTTGCTTGGGTTAATCAATGGTCCATTATGGCTAAAATGCCATCTGATTTAGGTTTTTCAAACGAAAAATTTATTTTACCAGAATTAATTGTAAATAAACACGTTGTAGAAAATCAATCTTTAATTGATGTTAATGGACAAATACAAATGTTTACACCTATTGCAAAATCAATGACTGAGGTTAGACATGAGCAAAAACAAACAGAGGAAAAAAGATGTGAGCAAGCAATCGGATTAGCTGATGGCAAAACTTCTGTCTATTGGTGTAATACAAATAATGAAAGTGCAATTTTAAAAGCAAGTGATAAAAATGCAGTCGAGATAATTGGTAGTCAATCCATAGATAAAAAAGAAGAAATTCTTTTAGCTTTTGCAAATGGAGAAATTGAAAGATTAATTACCAAAGCAAAAATGACATCTATGGGATTGAATTGGCAGCATTGTAATCATTCAGTTTTTTTCCCTACATGGAGTTATGAACAATACTACCAAGCAATTAGAAGATTTTGGAGATTTGGACAAAAAAATGATGTTGTTATTGATATGGTTATTTCGGATGGTCAAACCAGAGTTTTAGAAGCATTGGAACAAAAAACTAAAAAAGCAATTGAATTACATACTAATTTAACTAAAAATGTGAATAGTGTATTTACAAATAATATCAAAGAGTTTAACAAAGAACTAATTAAACCTAATTTCTTATAAAATGAAAAACCAAGTTAAGGATCAAATAGTAACAGAAAATTATGCAATCTACAATAGTGATTGTATGTTGGTAATGCCAACATTGGAAAATGAAAGTATTGATTTATCAGTTTATAGTCCTCCTTTTGCTGGATTATATAATTATTCAAGTTCAGAAAATGATTTTAGTAACTGCGAAAGCAAAGAACAGTTTTTGGAACAATATGAGTTTTTAGTTGCTGAAATTGCAAGAGTTACAAAGCCGGGTAGAATAACTGCGGTTCATGCAACTGATGTATTTGATAATACTTGCCGTCTTTGGGATTTCCCAAGTGAGATTATTAAAATCCATAAAAAATATGGTTTTGAATATAGAAACCGTATTACAATTTGGAAAGAACCTTTAAAGGTTCGTATGCGCACAATGGTACAATCTTTAATGCACAAATTCATTGTTGAAGATAGTACAAAATGTTTTACTGCAATGCCTGATTATGTTTTGGTATTTACTAAAAAAGGAGAAAATAAAGTTCCAGTAACTCATAAATTTGGAATTAATCATTATGCTGGTGAAACTCCAATTTTACCAAACATATTAAGAGCTTGGAACAATGCAAACAAAGGTAATTTTAATGAGGTTGAGCTTTGGGAACATTTGAACTCAATAAACGAAACCGAAAGCATTACTAAACTAAACCACTACATTTGGCAACGTTACGCATCATCTGTTTGGGATGATATCAGAATTGATAATGTTTTGCCATTTCGAGATAGTAAAGAAGAAGATGACGAAAAGCACGTGCATCCTTTACAATTAGATGTAATTGATAGAATTGTAGAATTATATTCTAATCCAGGAGAAGTTGTTTTAACTCCTTTTATGGGTGTTGGTAGTGAGGTTTTTAGTCCAATTTCTATGGGTAGAAAAGCAATTGGAATAGAATTAAAAGATAGTTACTTTAAACAAGCAAAACTAAATTTAGTTGAAGCAGAAAAAAGATTTAAAGCAGAATTAGCGAAACAAGGTATAATGGATTTTACTAATGAGTAAGTATTTTAAAAATGAAAAAACACATTGAAACGAAAGACGAGTCTATTGAAAGTGTAACTTTTGGAAACAAACATGATTATAATTCTATTTTTAGTTTTTCTGAATTATGGATTAAATCACAATTTAAGCAATTTAGCTCGGATGATTTAAAAACCGCTTATTTTGATCAGGGCGGTAATACACCAAATGAGCCTAGAGTTTTTGGGGCTATTTTTAGGGACTTATCAAAGGCTAATTTAATTTTTCCAATTGGATATACAACTTCTAAAAATAAAGCCGCTCATGGTCGTCCTTTACGTACTTGGATATCAAAAGAATTTAAGGAACGCCAAAAGAATAATGCGAGTAATAATTCAACTTTAAAATTAGATTTATAGTTATGGTATGGTTTAAAAAAGCGACTAGAGAAGAAAAGATTCAAAAGCGAGTTGAGAGCGTATTTGCAGAATTAACCTCATCTATTGAGTGTGAATTTACGGAATTAGAAACTGTTATGATTATAAACGAGGTTCGTAGTAAATTGGCTCAAAGACTTGAAAACAAAAAGCAAGATTGTGTAAATTCAATTGTTGCTAGTAATGGTAAATTAAAAGAAATTAAGATTGCCAACGATTATTTAAAATAAATTTTATAGATTTGCAATGTAGTGAAGTGGAACGCATTACGTTTAAGTAAAGAAATCATAAAGGCTCATTAAGATTAGGCACGTTCCACAATACTGCTGAAATTAATGGGCTTTTAACATTAAAAACTTATATGATAACATCAGTTACAATGGTGCGTAAAATGGGTAGTTTTAATATACTACAACGTACAAAAGATGGTTATTTTGATGCTAATGAATTATTAGCACAATGGAACTCTAAAAAAGAAAATCCAGAACGTAGAATGTCACGTTTTTTGGATAGTCCTAAAACAAAAGAATTTATTAAAGAAATTCAAAATGAAAGCCCAAGTACAGAAATGCACAATGGCTCAATTACTGCATATTATGAAAAAAAAGGTCGTAATACTTCAAAAGGAAAAACTAAAGATGAGGTTTGGATGCATCCGTATTTGTTTATTGATTTTGCGATGTGGTTAAACCCTAAATTTAAATTATCTGTAATTAAATTTATTTATGACCAACTTATTCAACAACGGACATTAGCTGGGGATAATTATAAAACACTTTCAAGTTCTATTGTAAAATTAAAAGGATATTCTTTTCAAGAAGTAGCAAAAGCAATTCAATGGATTGTTTATAATAAAACTGGTAAAGAATTAAGGCAATCTGCAACTCAAGAACAATTGAAAGAAATAAACGATATTCAAACTAAGTTATCGTTTGCTATCGATATGAACTACATTACTTCTTATCCACAATTATTAGAAGAAATGAGAAAAATTTATAATAATAAATATTTAAAGTTTTAATTATGGAATCTAATAAAATAAAAAAGTATAAAGTAAATTATTCTCAAATT